CGCATACTCTTCAGCCTCAACAGAGTTTCTCCAATCTTTTACATCTGCATCTGGTCTAAACGTAAAATATATATCAGTTACATCTTGTGCAGCATCGTCTAGATTTTCAAACATTACAGTTTTATATCCTGTTGGTGTATGAGTATTTATAGTTCCATACAACTTTATTGGATAAGCATCATCACCAATAAATTGATACATCATTGCATCATATTCTATTGTTGGTCTAGAATATCTTCCAGTATCATATGCCTCTTTAACTTCATCAGCACTTTTAAAAGCCTCTTCGCCATTTCTAATATCTGTAAATGTTTCGGTTGCAAAATAGTCATCTGGATCTATACCATCACCCACTTGCTTAGTTTTTTTTGTCTCTATTAAAGCAACTTTATTGAGTTCTATTGTATCTACGATTTCTTTCTTAGTAACATTATCATTCTTAAATAAATCTGTTAATCCAGTGGCATCTAACTCATCTTGTTTTACGCCTTTGTTTAATAGAAACCCTGCAAACTGTGCACCTGACCCTTTGTTTTGTTGCATCATCTTAGCTTGACGTTCTGCTTCTGAATAAAATCCAAACTCATCTACGACTTTAGGGTCTTTCATAGCCATACTTGGTGCTTTCAGCTTTGTGTTTGCTATTACTTTTGGCAAAGCTCCTACTGTCTCTTTTGTGTCTACAATTTCTGTAGTAGATGGTTTACTCTTTAATTTAGTTGCTTGAGATTTAATAAATTTTTTAAGTGGCTTTGCAAATAGTAATCCTTCTAATAACGAAAAGCCTACATCTAAACCTCCACCAATATAATCACCTCTATCCAAAGCTCTTTTTCCTTCTTGGAAATAAAAAGGTATGTTTACTACGGGTGCTAAATCAAGCAATCCAACCTGCTGACTAAAGTTTTCTGCACTAGGATTACCCATAAATCCCTTCGCTAGTCGTTGTGAGGTGCGTCCTGGTAAACCTAAGTATTGTCCAGCGTCAGATATGCCAGTTCTTATCTTCTCTCTCATAGTAGGTTCATATGGCTCTAATCTACTACCACCATATACTTGTAAGTTTCTTGCTACTTGATTTACAGGCAAACTAGACCCAAAAAATGTAGGTGCATTTGCTGGATCATCAAATACAGTAGGTGCAACTGACTGTGCTTGTCTTATTCTATTGTCTCTGTAAAAGTTTTCTAACTCTTCTGACATTAAAAATTATACCTCATGCCAACTTGACCAAATACATTTTTATTACCTTGCTCATCTCTGTAATATGGATTTACACCACCACTAACATTTACATCTAGGTTTTCTGTTACTGGAATATTAAGGTACGCTTGTAGTTGATCTACAGTCAATCCACCACCATATTTCTCACTCTCTGGTGCTCCATAGTTTTGTAGCTCTTGTGGGAACTCAACCTCACCTTTTGTATAACTACCACTTACATCACCACCAAACTCTATGCCACTAGGTGTGACAACGCCTAAACCAACATTACCTTGAGCTTGATCTATTCTGTTTTTTAAAAATACTGACCCTTGAGGCAACTGCACTTCTGGTGTATTTGTCCTTCTTGATCCCTCAATGTTTACAACTGGGGTTTTAACTTTAAGATTTGATAAAAATTTTTTTAAGTCCATTATACTTGCCCACCACTAAGCTCTCTTGCTAATATTTTTAGCGTATCTTGGAAACCTTTGTCTAGTTTTTTGGCGGCAGTCGCAAACTTTTTTGGACTAATCTCATCTGACGTAAGTCCTTTTTTTTCTAGAAATTTTTTTGCTGCTCTTATCTCTGCGTTTGCTACTTTTTTTACTTTTGCACTAGCCATTTTATGTTCCTTCTTCTAATCCTGCTAAAGCTCCAAAACCATTCATATCAAAAAAACTTTTTACTTCGTCTATATATCTTTGTGCATTTGGGTCTTTTGTAACTGGCAGAATATCTGCCAAACTTTTTACGTTTTTTGAAAAACTAAAATTTCCTGCATAGTTTTGTAAATCTTTTGGGTTTTTTATATTACCTTGCACTATTTCATTTATAAATCGTGAATTGCTACTTTTAAGGTTTACTGCTTTATTATCACTAAATCCTTCAGTTTTTAAAATATTTGGTTTTAGCCCAGACACATCTGCAATAATCTCATCTTGTGCTTCTAACATACCTTTTGTAAATTTTGCTGGATTTGTTACTGTATCAAAGCCACTTATTTTTTTTTGACCTATTCCTCTTTCTTTAATTTTTTTATTTACATTTCTATTAATCTTGTTTCCATAGGCTGGTAAATAACCCGCAATTCTATTTCTAGGCACATCATATTTTAACAAAAACGAATCGTCATACATACTACTTTTGCCTTCTGTAAGATAATCGTGTAATTTAAATATTTTGTTTTTATCAATCAATCCAGAAACTAATTGCTCATTACCAATATTCATCGTTTCTGGTTTGTTTGTTATGATTCTGTAAATTGGTATTGTATCTTTAAAACCCTTTTCATCTAGTGTCTTATTGCTTTGTTTTTGAAATTGATCATCAGTAATTAGTTTTTTAGCTAATTCTTCTCTTGCAACTGATTTTTCTGCTGATCCACTAATTTTTGGTTGTATAACATAACTTGATATCAATTCTTCAGTATTGAAATCATCAAAAAATGTAGGTAGATTTTTTAAGCTACCAAACTGATTTACACTTTGTTTTAATAGTTTTGATAATGCACCACTAGCCATTATGTACCCTCATCCAAGCCTGCTAGTGCTCCTAAACCTATGGCAGTAGTCGCTGGTGGTATTATAGATGCATAGATATTACCTTCGTCTACCTTCTTAGGATCAAATTGTGCAAATACACTTCTAACGTCACCTTTTTCTGGGTAGAATAAGCCTACTGTTCTCTTGCCTACTCTATCTGTTTCGTTAGTAAGGTAACCTCTAAAGCCTAATTGTTTTATTACGCCACTTATTTCTGGTTGTTGTAGTACAAATGCATCACCTATTTTTAAGTTATAACCCATCTCACCACCTTCTTCCATAGTAGTGCCTAAAGCATCTTCTAATCTATTACGATGCTCGGGATTATTGTAGTCATATATATTGTCCATTTTTAACTTAACAGGATATATTCGTGCAGTAGAAGAAGGCGTACTGTACATATATTTACCTCTGTCATCCAACACACTTGTGCCACCTTTGCCTTTGAGTGCAAATCCTTCTACATATCTTTTATCTTCACTAAAGAAAGTTGTAGGCTCACCTTTACGAGCTTCCCTATAACCACCAAATACTGATCTATCTGAGGCTTGTGGCACAAACTCCATTATGTTTTTTTCTGGACTACCATGATAAAATGTAGAAGGATCAAAACCTTTTTCTACAAGCTCTTTCTCACTTGGTAGGTTGCCAAACTCTTGAAGTTGTTCTTTTGTAGGCATAGCATCAAGGACTTCTCCAGCACCTTGAATTGGTACTACGTCTTTACCTCTAGTACCTTTATTAATTAATTTTGCAAATACACCAAATGGATTCATCTTACCACGCCTTACATGACCAATACCTAGCCTTTGTTTTCGGTCCAGGTGTGTCACAGTTATGTCTAGCTCTAAAACTCTTTCTATTACCTTTTTGGTTTTTCTTGATCTTCATATTAGGATCACCAAAAGTTACACGCTTTACTCTGTCTCCATCAGTAACATAAACCACAGATTTCTTTTTGCCATAGGATGTTTCACCTTTAGCAATACGTCTAGGTTTATTGAGTGTAACCTTTTTGCCCTTATAGGTAGCCATTACTTGCTTTCTTCTTTTTTCTCTTCAGTTGTTTCTTCTTTCTTTTCTTCTTCTTTTTTTTCTTCTACAACTTTAACTTGTATAGGCATTATTTTTTACTCCCTTTATGGATAGTTTGTATCTCAAATGATGCTTTCGTACTTGCACCTTTGTGTGGTTTATAACCACCTGTTGGATTCTTCATCAATTTAAACCCGCTGCCAGACTTCATCCAATGAAAACCTTTAGGTGCTTCTACTGCTTTTTTTGCCATGATTATGCCTTCCCTATTTTAGTTTTTTTCTTTTTGTTTTTTGACGCTATCTTTTTAAATGTTCCTAGTTTTGGTGCACCTTTAGCACCTTTCTTTCTCATCTTTTCGCCACGCTTTCTCTTGGCATGGATATTAGCATATAAACTCATTTCTTTTTACCCTTCTTTTTTACGATGGTTTTGACTTTGCTCATAGGGTTAGCTCTTTTTCTTTTTACTGCAGACTTGATTTGTCCTTTTGACATAGCGTTTGCTTTGGCTTTAGGTACGCATTTTGGATATTTTCTTTTGGCATCCTTCTTTTGCTTTGTTCTACCACACTTAGCAAAGCCACCACCTTTTTTCTTAGACCCAATATCTACCCAGTCTTGTTTAAACCATTTTGTTAATCCACCACTAGACTTTGCCATTACGCTGACCTATAACCCCCACCACGCTTCTTATATGTCTTAACAAGCCAGGCATTTGCATAAGCGGATGGATATACATCGAACTTACGCTTTGCTTCTGCTTTTACTTTTGCATACAAAGCCTTGTTAGTTGGGATTGATCCACTTTTTTTCTTAGCTTTCTTTTTCTCTGCCATAACAACTCCTATGTAGCTGGGATTAATCTTTGTGCATACTCATAGGCTTCTTTATCGCCTAGATTTCTTTTTATTTCTAAGTACTTAGATGCTTCGTCAACTAATTGTTGATCAACTGGCTGAACTGGAAGGTTCAATTGCATTTTTCTTAAATCAGCAGGCATAGATGCAAAAGCTCCTAAACCTTTACCCTCTGCTCTAACTGTTTTCATGGGTTCTCTCAGCATTATAGTTTTAGGTATTGTAGTATCAAATGTAAATACTTCTGCTCCTGGTGCTTTGGATATTTTTGTGTCATATGATGGGTGTATACTAGGTGTCATACCTGATTTAATGTCTGTAAATCTACCACCCATACCTAGTTGATCTGCGTCTAATAAACCTGGATTTGATGTAGCAATTCTAATTTTACCTATGTCTGGTGCTCCTAACTTCTGTAGTACATCTTTGTCGAATTGTTCAACTAACGCTACTCTTGTCGTTCCAGGCAATTTTCTAAAATATGTAGCAAATTCATCAATATTGTTGAGATTTGGTATATCTTTAAATGGTTGTGATACTTTATCTTTTTTTCTAAATGTTTGATTTTTAATGATTTTTGTCATTTCATTAAGATTTTTCTTTGTGTTTGGCTTTACTCTTAATGATTCAATAATTACATTTGCAGTATCTAAAGAAAAGTCACCAGACCTTTCACCCATAGTTGTTGTCATGCCTACTGGCTTTCCACCCATTTGCTCAACTGTTTGTAATTTATCATCTAATTTTTTTAATAAACTCTGCATAGATGCCCAACCTTGATCTGAATCATCCATAAATTGTATTCCCCCATGCGTTCTTATTGGGTTCTCAAATTTAAGATCATCTATACCATAAATGATAACATCTCTACTTGTTCTATCGCCTACTAAGGGCACTATGGTTTTTCCTTGTAGCATTGATGCATCTGTAGCTAGTGTTGGACTTTTTTGCAAAGCTCCAACTCCAAAATTTAATCTGTAATCTTTTAGTGGGTCTCTGACTAATCCAGTATATTGTCTTTGAAATGGTGGAAAATTTTTCTTAGTCATATCAATAGCTCTTGTTTTGTTGCCAAGAGCATCTAATATGTCACTACCAGTCATTTCAAATCTTGGTAATGCACCAAATTCTTTTTTTAGTTGGTCGCTAGTCGCAATATTTCCTAAAGCTCCAAGCTCATTACTGCTAAATAATGGCTTAAAGTTATCTGTAAGAAACTTTTTAAGAAATGGTTTAATTGGAACAGAAGCCATTTATGCCATCTTAGATTTAGTCTTTTTCTTTTTAAGATTAGCTAGTTTTTTAAAATCAGCACCAGTCAACTTGTTTCTTGGCTTTGCTACGTTAGCTATCTTCATTTGTTTTTTTGAGTATACTTTTCCTGGCATAATTACATCCCCACCTTTGGTGACCCATGACCTAGTATCTCATCCATGACACCACGCATATCGCCACTATCTACTTTCATTACTTTGACTTTCATATCGCCATCCATATGCTCTTCTTCCATCTCTTCTTCTTCATCTGGAAGAACCATACCTTGATAACATAATAATAGAAAGTTAACTAGCTGATCTGGCGTTAACTCCAATCCTGGCGAATCGTGAGAAAACCCCATTTTTTCCATGAATAGTTCAGCATTTTCATCCATGTTTTCTACATTAATATCAGCCATATTTTACTCCTTTTTTAATTTTTAAGTTGGCTACAAATCCTAGTCCATAACATATGCTCTCACCTATACGACTAACTACTTTAACAACCTTGCTTTTCTTTCCATATCTACCTTTAGATAAATCAAATGCCATTTGTTTTGCCCATGCTAGAGCTAGAGGCTTTGCTATCTTGTAAACAATACCTTTGTCTCTCATTTTTGTAGCTACATATTTACCCCATAAACAATATCCACGATAGATATTTGGGTCAACTCTCTTTCCATATACTTGATCATATTTGTAAATATATTTTTTCATATCGCCCATTTCGTATAGTGCAGTACATATATATGTGCCATCATCGCCACTAGCAGAAGCAGCATCGTCAGCAAATGATTTACTTAAATCTTTAGTATTTTTAATTGATGTTTGTGCTCCAGTCTGCTCTGTATTACCAAGACCAGTCGGGCCAGATTCGTTCACACCTGGTGATTTGCCAAACCCAAGAAATCCCCCAGTGCTTCCGCTATATCCAACACCTTTTCCACCACCTAAATCTCCAGTTGATCCTACTGCAGAATTAGTGACACCAAGTCCAGTTGGGTCTACATTTGTAATATTTGTTTTTGTTATTGTATTTGGCTTGTAGCCTTGCATTGGATTTAACCCTACAGTGTAAGCAGTAAGTCCTTTGCTCATTCCATAATTTTGCACTTCTGTGTCTGTAATATTTTTATCGTTATTTGCATCTATTTCTGACCTTAAATCTGTCAATGATTTTCCACTAAATCCTGATAAAACATCTGTAGGTTTGTTCATAGCTTGATTTGCTAATTGATTGACATTGTAACTCCCAATCATATTACCAACTGTCATAGGCACAGATAAAGGTGGTGCTACATATCCTAATGCAGTGGTTAAAGCAGTCTGTGGTGTAACATCGTATCCCATAATACTTCCTATAGGATTGTTTGTGCTTTGTAATCCTTTAGATAAATCACTAAACTCATCTTGAGTTAGGCTACCCAACCCACCTAAAGCTCCTATGTTATCCCCTACTGCCATAACTACCTCTTATGTATTAGGAGCATTGAAAGAATTTATTGCATCTCTAGGATTAAATGTTCTATCTTGACCCATAGGATTGTTTCTCATCATTAAATCTTGTGGTCTTTGCATAGGCATTGGCATTGTAGCACCTGTTGGAACGCCACTTAAAGCACCCATTGGTGGATTGACCATTTGTGGTTGCATCTGTTGAGTTGGCATAGGTGTACCTTCTTGCTTTGGTGCTTGTTGACCACTAAATTGTCTTGGATCGACTGGTGGCATATTTTTTTCCATAGCAACTGCTTCTATTGCAGTGGCTTCATCTAATCCCATATCCATTAGCATTTGTACTTTTTCTAAATCAGTCATTGCTGATCCAGTTTCTCTATTTATGTAACCTTGTGCAACCTCTAATTCTTGTGGAGTTAATGAGGCTCCAGTTGTTTGTCTCATTGGTCTATTTGCAATAAATTCACCCATATTATTTGGAACTGGTGTTGGTGTATTTACTGGGTTACCAGTTACTGAATCTACCATCTCACCATTTGGCATTATTACGATTGGCATTATCTTAGCTCCTTTTGTAGTTTGATTGCGTTCTTTTCTCTCTCTAGTTGTAATTCTAATTCTAGCTTTTGCACTTTAGCTTGTAGTTCTTGTTGTAACTTGGCTTGTTCTATTTGCATATCTTGTTTGGCTTCTGCCTCATTGATTGCTAGTTTCTGTTGTGCTTTAGCTTGGTCTGCTTGTATTTGTACTTTTGTCCTAGCTTCTAAGGCTTGTGCCTCTAGTTTAGCAAGTTCTTGTGCATACTGTAATGGGTTTTGTGCTTGTTGTTGTTTAGACATAGCTATAAGTGGTTTGATGGCTTCCATTTGTGGTGCAGAATTAACTACCTCTGCTGCTCTCTGACTTATAATCATGTCAAGTTGTGGATCAATATCTTCAAACTTAAATTTAGGATCACGCAGATCAGGCATATTTGGTAGTGACATATTGATACTAGATTGCATCCGCTGCCTGTACAATAACGCTATATGCTCTGCTATATGTGCAATTAGTAATGGTTGCATAGCTCTAGCACCAGGGTTTCCAGCTAATGATGGATCGCTAATGAACTGCATATGTACTGCAATATGACTATCATGGTCTTGTTCTGGGAATGCTCTTATGGGTTTACCATACATCAAACTCATATTTTCAGTTATTGGGTCTAGCTTAGATGCCTCTTCTGGTTTCTTTAGTATCTCATCTATATTGTTTATGCGTATGGCTTCATACATTCTTTTGAACGCCTCATACTGATCATGTAGTTGAGGTGCTGACTGTGCCATCTGTAATACTGCTTGAGCTTGTGCAATTCTCTGTGCAGTGCTAAATATGTTAGGATCACTGACTGGGATTACATCTATTCTGCCATCAAAGTCTCTTGCAAATACAGTTGTAGATACGCCACTTTGTGCAAACTCAAAACTTTGTGGTAAATATTCTGCATTTAATTTTGCAAGTAATTTAAATTCTTGTCCTTGTGAATAGTGCAGTCTCTTATGTATAGCACTAAATGATTTGCTACCTTGTTCAATCAACGCAACTGTAGACCCAACGGGAGCATTTGGATTTACATCACCTACATTAAGATCGGCAGTACTAGCAAACCTTCTTCCTGCATCTGTTATGGCAGTCATCAAGTTGAACAAGGTATTGGATGGCTCTTTAAATGGTAAAGGCATTATAGCCTTGTTTACATCATCTACTGTAGCATCTAGGTCAGCAAACTCTCCTGGGTTGATTTGCATCTCACCCCCAGTAACTCTGCCTTTTAACTTAAAGCCACCTTGCATATTAGCAAAAGCCGCTGAATCTAATAGTGCTCTAAGTGATCCAGTTGCTGCTCTACCTAATCCACCTATCATATGATACAAACCAAATCCATAGAATCCAGTTCCTGGTAAAAACTTATAACTTACAAACCAATCTCTTTTCGCTTTCTTCTTATCTTCCTCATTCCAATTACGTCTTATACTTACTACTGTTTCTGCATCGTAATCAATTGTAACTACATAAGGCAGTGCTACTATATTTTCATCGTCATTATCGTCAGCACCATCTATGCCATCAAATGTTTCATAGCAGTGTATCTCTAGTAATGTCATTACCTCATCAGTAGATTCAGTATTGTAAGGATCAACGCCTTCTATATCGCTACCAATATCCCCACTTGGGTCTATGTCATCTGACATATATTTACTTGGTAGATAGTGCCCAGTCTTTACATATTTATTAAAATCGTTTCGTGGCATTCTAATTACATGAGTGTATCTAGATGAGGTGTATAAATCTTTACTCTCTGGCGAGACTACAAAATCTTCTGCTTTCACGAATTGAGAACACTGCCTTTCTAGGTTTGCATCCCACCATACTTTTTTAAATGTGTGACCAATCAAAGGTAGCTGAAATAACATTTGATCTAAGTCTGGAAAGTATTCTGGCATCTCTTGAGTAATCTGATAATTCATATAATCTTTTACTCTTCGTGCTTGTTCTTCCATCTCCTCACTAGGCTCACCGACTATAACAGTCTTGACTGGACCACCACTTGGATATAGTTCTGCTATTGCTTTTGCATTAAATTGTGTTGCTGCTTCTGCAATCATAGGATGAACTACTGTACTAAGTCCTCTAGTAGCTCTTTGGTTTTCTTCTTCGTCTTGACCACCATTAGGATCAAGAGTTTCTAATCCTCTTTTGTATCTACTTTCCCACTCTGATCTAGCTTCTTTATCTGTCTCATAGTTATGGATTAGATCACTTGCCACACGATTAAGTTCTTTTTCATCTATATCTTCAGCAATGTTTTCATCAAAGCCAGTATCTTTTTCTTCTACTTTGTCTAGCTCTGGATCACCAACTAGAACTTCATCATTACCTATTTCTTCAACTTGAAAATCATCAGAAGGCATAGCTTCTGCAAATGGAATTACTTGTGGTTCTCTAGCCATATATAGTCATCCTTTTTTCTTCTAATTGATCATCTTCGTCATAATCAGTAGAATGCGTGATAAACCAACCTTTTCTTAATCTTAGCCAAGCCTGTGTACAAGTGTCAACTATATCATCATTATCACCCGCAGGAAAGGCTGAACATATATCAATTAAGTTTTTTGCCCATTTTTTTCCTGATGGATAATATATTCTACCATCTTCTAGTAATGCAGAACTACTATGTGCCCTAGCAATCTTATCTCTATCTGGCGAATATGCTAACACTGGAACGCCACCCATTCGTAAATCTTGTAGTAAACTTTGTCCACTTGCCTTCTTCTCTATTAAGACTGCATCGGGTTGCCATTCATCGTAAGCCTCTTGTGCAAGTTTTCTCAACTCTGGATACGTTACTCTGTCATACCACATTTCTACTACCATTGCGTTAACTTGCCCATTTTGTCTAAATATACCCCATGTAGTTCTTGCACTATAACTGCTCGTTTCTTTTGTACTAAATGCAGTATCATAACTTTGCACCAAGTATTCTATCTCTGGCAGATCGTCTTTCTCCCAGGGAACCCACCATTCTGCTTTTAATATTCCACCTCCTTTGGGCATAGGTCTCTGTTGCAACTGACCTGCACTTGCGTATGTACCCAAACTTTTTTCCAAAGTATTAAGAGTTTTCTCATCAATCCTCTTCTGCCACAACAACTCCCCTTCTTTTGTTCTAGGGTCTGTGAAGCCAAGTGATGACTTCGTTGGTGTTGGATGTCCAATTTCATATCTTGCAGGTAAACAAAGATGATCCCAATCATTATACTCATTCGCTAATATATGTCCAGTAAGGTCGTTCTCATGTACCCTCTGCATAATTATAATAAAGGCTCCAGTTTTAGGATCATTCAATCTTGTCTGCATGGCTTGATCCCACCACTCAAGAACGCCCTCTCGCACAGTTGATGATTCTGCTTCCCTTACATTATGAGGGTCATCTATGACAATAATGTCTCCACCTTCACCAGTTAATGCTCCATCTACAGACGTTGCAATCCTCTGACCAGTTTTATCATTCTCAAATCTTTGCTTCTGATTTTGGTCAGTGGTTAATGAAAATGTATCTCCAAAGTAACTTTTATACCACCTACTGTCAATCAATCTTCTACATTTGACACTATCTCTAATAGATAATGATCCAGCATAACTAGCAAATAAAAATCTTTTTGATGGTTGTATTGTCCAAGTCCAAGCAGGCAGAGCTACTGCTACGCTTATAGACTTCATATGTCTTGGGGGTATATTTATTATTAGCCTTCTTATTTTACCTTCTACGACTGCTTGTAGATGTTCTGACACTGCATCAATATGCCAATTGTCATAAAAGTCTCTGCCTGGCTCAATCGCTGACCACGATCTCTTTGTGAACACCTTCAATGATCTCCTCATCTTTTCTTGTGAGGCTCTGCGTTGAAGCTCTTCTAAGGGTTCGTTCAAGGTTGTCAAGTTCCTCATCTGATATCCTAGTTAAGTCTATTACTTGTTTATGCTCTACTATAGTTTCTTTCTCTATCTTATCTTGCCAACCCGCTCTGTTTTTCAAATAAAATATCATTGCAGTATTATCGCCTTCCAACGCCTTTTCAAATAACTTATTAGTTACTTGTTGAATGCCTTTACCCTTACCTCTTTTTATAGCATTTGAAAACTCTGTAAATTCGTTTTGTTTATCATACAATGTAGATGTAGCCATACCCATAACTGCTGCTATCTGTTCTTGTGTAAGTCCTTGAGATGCATAGGCTTCTGCTCTTTCACACATCTCTTTTGTAACTACAAGTTTTGGTCTGCCAACCCTTTTACTTAGCTTCTTGGTTTTTTGTTTCATTTCCCTCTCTCTTATCGTGATAAACAATTACTAGAGCTTCACATTTAGGACAAGATAAATTAGTTACTATTGAGTGCTCTTCATCATCTTCTGTAGGTATATCGTGATCACCACCCCAAATTAATTCTGTGTTACACGCCCAGCAATTCATAACCCCATCTCAAATTGTTCATCTTCATTAATGTTTGTATCTACATTTTTTTCAAACCCAACTTTCTCATTAGCTCTTAACCTTGTGTAGAGTTTAAAGTCTTGTTCTTTCAAACATAGCATAGCATCTTCATACTTTTGATCTAGTATTTTTTGTGTTTCTTCATCTATATCAGACGTAATATCCATCTTTTGAACTTTCTACTTCTTCTTCATAAACTTTTTTAACATTGTTAAAATTAAAATACACTTGACCTATGTGCCCATACACACCTTGTTCTCTGATCTTTCTTGTAATGATTTGTGTAGAATTATCTTCAAAGTCTCTATGTACTACAAGAGCTACGTCACTCATGTTTGCCCAATGTGCTGACCCACTAACTTGATAAAGATCAGGTGGTGGTATTACTCCACTGTCATTCCGCTGCAGCTTGTGTGGGTGAGCTACCATCCAAACAACCATTTGGTGGTTTCTTGCAAACTGCTGACACTTAGCAATTATATCTCTTATGTGCTCATCTTCTCTTTTGGCATAGTCACGATCTGGGCTTATCTGATTGAAAGGATCAATAACTAAACCTTTGATACCAAACCTCTGCTTGGCTAACTTAGCCTTCTTGAGTATATAATCTATGTTAGGTATTTCTTCTGTACTTTCTATGAATCTAAAATGATCATCTAAAAACTGTATACCTTCATTTAATTCTTCTTGGCTTATTCTTGCGTGTAGACCTATATCAAATGGCTTCCTACATCTCTTCTCAAGTAAACGCCTAATGTGATTTGGTGTTGAATGCTCTGGACTAAACAAAGCAAAGTTCCATCCCTCATTCTCTGCTAAGTTCAATAGTATCTGATCTAGGAAGTTACTCTTACCATGATTGGGTATGCCAGTAATTAGGTTAAATGTACTAGGCATAATCTTATATATTTTATCTAGTTCTTTAAACCCAGTGCTAAGTGCCTTCTGCTCATTGCCATCATAAATGTTTTGCACACTATCGTGATACTCTTTTACACCATGTAATCCATGAACTGGAAACTCTTCTGCGTATTGTATACACTCTTGTAGTATTTGTGTATCATGGGTTATTAAACATTCGTTGGCATCCTTACACTGCCAATCATCAATTCTAGGGAAATTGACAACTTTACAAATGTCTTTACCAAATCTATGAATAAGCTCCAACCTCAACGCCTTGCCATTTTCATCAGCATCAGTAGCTACTATTACTTCGTCAGCATCAAAAATCCATTTAGAATGTTCAAACGCTTTAAACCTCTTGTCATCTTTATGAAACTTGGCTGTCTGAGGTGCTCCATCTGGTAGACTTACTACATTTTGAAACCCAGCTTCATACAATGCTAGTACATCCATTTCACCTTCTACAAATATAACAGACTTAGTGCCAACCTTTTCCCAATGTTTCTTTAACATATCTATATTATACAAACACTTAGTAGCATTTTTTTCCTGCAGAAATCTTTTATCTTTAGTCCTACTTTTGATGTTTACAATGTCTCCATCTAAATAATATGGGAAACATAGCTTTTGATCTTTTGTGAATAACTTAAATGTTTCTGCAGTAGCTTGAGATATCTTTCTATTATTTAACCAAGCAATTGATCCTTGAGATAAATCGTGATTCGCATTTGATACAATTGGTATTGGTGGTGCTACTTCTATTGGCTCTTCTCTAACAACTCTAGGTTGTCTGATTGGTAGATTGGTATTCTCTTTAACTCCACCATTCCATTCACAGTGGTGACACATCCACAGTATACTTTCATGTGTAACTGTTACAGATAGACATGGGTCATGCTTCTTTCGTCTTGTTGGAGAGCATTGAGGACACTTAGTTCTGTAATCGCCCACACTATAACTATTTAAAAATATCCCATTATCCATAGCTTTTTCTATTAATGTTTTTTCATTGTTCATCATTTGTTTATCCTACTAATAAGTTTAAGTTTGTTTTTCGTTGTTTAGGTTGCTCTACATCATTAAATCGCTTTTGCGATAACCAAGTCTTAGCGTGTGGAATAAATCGTTCATCTTTCCCCGATTGCGACTTAGCAAATGATTTTGTCTTAGCTATAAGATTTTCAAAAGATATTTCTTTATCTCTCATAACTATGTGGAACTTCTGTGAAGCTCCAAATTTATTATCGTTTGGTCTATTAGGATACTCTTTCCAAAATATTTCAAACTCCTTACTATATTCTTTTTTATTATGATAGGTTATTGGTGTCGCATTCTGCATGGGGGGTGGGGTAGCAATTTGCGACTGGGTATCTATTTTCAATTTATATATGTTACTTGTTTGTCTGTGATTGTTATTTTCTGTAACTTGAAACCTCTTCTCGACCTCAATAAAATTATTATCTACAAGTCTTTTCAAAGCACGAATCACTGTATCTGTACTACATTCACATAACTCTGCTATCTTCCTATGAGAAGGATAACAACTATTCTCTGCATCAGTAAAGTTTGCCAACACGATTAGAATTAACTTATCTGTGCTACTGCCTACCTTTACTTCTGATGCCCACTTTAACGCTGACCATGACATATAAACTCCCGTTATATCTCTGTTATTATAATTGGTGGATCATATGTAGCTAGTATTTTTTTTCTTAACACATAATCCCTAGTCTTAGTTGCTTTGGACTTAACATCTTCTACTACAACTTCTTCGCCTTTATTGTATCTAAAGTCTGCAGTGTATCTTCCTATCTTAACACCATTGACCATTAGATCAAACTTTGGATGTATTTCTAAGTTAGTTATTTCTCTTGCTCTAAGCAAAAGCTCTAACTCCATATACCTATTTAGTTCTTTCTTGCTATCAAATACCTCACCATTATATTTCTGTTTGATGGCGTTGAATTTGTTTCTCGTAAAAGTCATGCCCAGTTACCTCATTGTTAGTAAAATCAAATATAATTTTAGCTTTATTAAATCTAGGTAAGGTTTCACCTCTACTCCACTTTTCAACATTTCTAAATGAAACGCCTATCTCGTCAGCGAAAGACCTATAATTGTAGCCATTTCTTCTAATCCAATCTTGTAATTGCATTTTTAAACTCCATAAAAAAATTACACTAAAACATAAATAAAATAATGTAAACTAAAAAAACTTATTAAAAGGGTTTGACAAACCTTTTTTATGGGAGTAGAACTGTAAATGGAAGTGAATGGGGAAAGTACCAGCGGCGTGTTGGCGTTCACTTCCAAACATAACGAACAACAAAGAAAGAGTAACCAATGTATAAACAAAAATATGAAAACTACAATGTTGAGTTCAACATTCGTAAAAATCTCAAAACAAAAAGACCCACAGAGGGATACAAGACAGAGCAAGAAAGGCTTTATGCATATGCTTCTAATGTATCTGATTGGGTTGTTTGGTATCAAAATACAATTATAGGCGAGGTGTATAAGACTACATCCTACTGTGGTGAATGGGCATACTGTTCAATTGATGGCAACATCAAAGGCAACGCTTATTTCAAAACAAATGCAGTAATGGAATTGTGGGAAATGTGGAGAGTGCAAAACAATAAGGAGATCAAAGATGAAAAGTAATAATCCTTTCAAGACGCATGGCATAGAGCACTTATCACCAAGCAAAATAAATTTATGGGTAGCAGACCCAGCTTTATTTATAGGCACATATTTATGTGGCATGAAGGGTAGTTTTGGTGTTGGTGCATTCAGAGGTAATGCAGTAGAACACGCCTTACAAAAGAAGATAACTAATAAAGAGTTACCACCTAAAGCTATAGATGAGTTCCTCTATGGATCGTTTGATGCAGAGTGTGTCGAGCATAATATATCTGAAAATGATGACAAATTAATTAAAGAAAGAACTGCATTAGAGCTATACTACAATTCAGCATTAGATATTTATTCTGACTTTGGTACGCCTACACATTACCAACATAAAATATATTATTCTATACATGAAGATTTACCTATACCATTTCTAGGTTACATAGACTTTGTGTATGAGGACTACATAAGAGACTTGAAAACTGTTGGAGCTAGACCTTCAAAATTTTCAGATGCTCATCAAAGACAATTAGCAGTTTATTCAAAAGCATTTCCTGATAAAGAGTTATGGTGTGACTATGTTACTAAGAAAGAGGTAATGTCTTTCAAAGTAAATAATGTAGAACAACGCCTTAATGAAGTTATCAAGATAGCTTTTGGCTTACAGAAATTCCTTAGTATCAGCGATGATGCTTTTGAATTAGCATCCATACTCTATCCTAACTACGATGATTGGAGATGGAATGACGAAATGAAAAAACAATCAACTAAAATTTGGAGTAACAAATAATGAAATATCAATCAGATTTAACTGCAGTAGTCTGTCAAGCTATTGAAGATGCCAGACTAGAATTTATGCCATTGGAGAAAAATGGTGTGAATAATTATTTTAAAAACAAAAAGGGTGATCCACATTTATATAGCACATTAGATGATATATTTAATGCTTGTATGCCATCCTTACATAAACACAAACTATCAGTCATGTATCAAGTGCAGATATTTCAAACTGAGACTAGCCTAGAGAACGTATTAACGACTACGATTACTCACTTGCCTAGTATGCAGTTTATATCTTCTGCGACCACGCTTGGTAATCAAACTGCTAAAAGCCAAGATGTTGGGTCAGCAATAACTTATCTTAGAAGATATCAAATACAAGCCATGCTAAATCTTGAAGCTGACTTTGAAGATGATGGTAATTCAGCATCTGGTAGAGTTGGTAAAGAAGCCAACATAATCGAGCAAACAACTAGTGCCAAAGTAGAAATGCCCAAAAGAGAGTATGTGTTGTTTGATGCAAAAGGAAAAATCTCTAGTAGAGTAAATAGTTTTCTTACATATATCAAAACACTAAATGAGCATTCAATGAAAAAGCACCATGAGTGGTCATCAATTACAATTATTCAGTTGCAAGATATGGTTTCTTGGGCTGAAAAGTTGCCCAAAGAGCATAAGAAGAATGCTGATTCTATGATTACTAAATGCAATAACTTAATTCAATTCATAAAAGGAGAATAATATGTCGCAGAGAGATAACACAAATTCTGGGATTTTGTATAAAAATACAGACGATTGGAAAATCATTCAACAAGGTAAATTAAACATTGAGGGTGATGAGCAAAGAATTATAGGCGTAAGTCGCAAGAATAAAGATGGTCAGCCTATGGTAGAGCTTTACAGAGCTATTGGTACTCTCAAAAAGAATGAGGACAAGCAATCTGAAAAATCACCAAATGCAAAAGGAGTTGTGAACAAAGTCATGGATAAAGGTGCTATGACTATATCAGCTTGGAAAGAAACATCAGAAGCAGGCAATCCTTATACAAGTTTAAAGGTAAGAGAGTTTTCATCTGATAGTTCTTACAGTGACCCTAACAGTGAAAGAAATGTTCTTCATAAAGAGGAGACTGAAGATGAAATTGATTGGTAGTATACTAATAATTTTACTTGCGACTGCTTGTAGCTCTAGACCTAATACAGATATAATCGTAGAAAAGAAAGAGCATCTTATGCATAGGCAAGAAGTCATAAACGCCATAGAGGATTGTAAGACTGCTAACTTGCGACCTATACTCTTCTTCAGTAAGAGGTTTGTAAATGACAAGCCTATACCTATGGTAGCTGACGTAACTTGTGCACCAAGATCAGGGTATTAATATGCTTATTCCAAAGTCACCAAAGATTAAAAACAAAAAACATTTAATGTTTGTTGCGAATCAAAGATGTTGCCTTTGCACTGTAGCCGCTGATTGGTGCAGAGGTAATGTCCAAGCTCACCACTTACTAAAGCCATATGAAGGCAAAAGAGGTATGGGCATGAAAGCTAGTGACAATAATGTAGTGCCACTTTGTTATGGTCATCATGCAGAGCTACACGATGTAGAAGGGCATGAGGATAATTTTTGGGTCAACTATAATCTTGAAGAGGATTTTGGGAGAAAGACTGCAGAGTATTGGTGGAACATTTCGCCTTATAACAAAGAAAGATTTAAAAAATGAACGAACAAATAATTTCAGAAAAAGAAGTATCAAAAGCCTTAGACTATCTTAGAGATTCCGCTGCGGAGGTAGCTAAAGCCAAAGCAGAACGTATTTACTTAGAAGAATATAGAAAATCACTCAAGGCGTTACTAATGAAAGATCATTTAGAAATGTCTGTTTCTGCTCAAGAAAGGGAAGCCTACGCTAGTGATGAATACACAAAACATCTAAGGGCATTGCAAATGGCTATTGAGGTAGATGAAAAACATAAGTTTATGAGAGTAGCCGCTGAAGCTAAAATAAATGCATGGCAAACTATGTCAGCAAATTATAGAGCTATAAAATTATAATAAAAAAACATTTAAAAAGGGTTGACTTTTGTATCTACATATCATATATTATTTGTATAAGATAAATGAACAACAAAAATAGGAGAAAAGATATGAACGATTTACTTAGAGATGGTGCTACTTTAGAAAGAATTGAGAGAGATTTAAACTCGCACAGAGCACTATATGGTGCAGATGATTACTTCCTTACTCAAGCTCTAAAGGCAGTAAAAAAGATGTTAGCTGAGAAAACTAAGCTAATAGAAGAGCAAACTAAAGCTGATGAAATGACATTTAAAGAGTATGAAGGTTTCATGCAGAATAAAGGTTTTGATCCACAGTTTCTTATAGATCAAGAAGTCGCTAGGCAAGATGAACTTAAAATTGATAACAATGTTGCTTAGTATATTAAAATTATTGGGGGTTATAGCTTCTGCTATAGCCACCATGTTCTTTTTTTATTATCTTTTATGGTTTGTATGCCTAATAGATAATGCTTGTTTTAACGCCAACTTTGGAGTGTGAATATGAAAAATTGTAAAGCAGAAAGAATTAATGCAAGTGCTAAGTTCTTGAGAAATAAATCAAAAGACTATGGTCAAGCTATGAATGTATACTGCCAAGATCATAGTCGTAAGATAATCAAAGAGATAAACTCTTTAAATCGTTCTATGTTGACTGCTATTGAAATAGATCAAATGTTATATGTTATCTATATGTACAAGCAGTTGGATGGATATCATTATGAAATGTCTGATAGACGATTAGATAGCCTTGAGAAGAAGTTAAATGGTCTAAAGGCTGACGCTATAGTTACGCCATATGAAATCAAAAAAAATAAAAATGGGGAGTAGTCATGTATACAAGAGTTGTAACTAAGTTGTGGCTTGGTAAATATGTAAGCATAAGAGATTATGAGGTTACCAAAGCTATTGGTAAAGGTGGCTTGATTATAGAGCATGATAATAAAAAAATGTTTTTAAATGTAGATGAATTAAAATCTTTAAAACCCAATCCAAAGCCAATACAATCTAAATTCAAAGGTACTTACAAATTAGTAAACATAACCTTTGCACCACTAACCACTGATCCAAATCAAGGAGATTTTTTATATGACTAATGGCACTAATGAAAATGATATCATAGCCAAAAGAAGAGTAGGTTATTTATCTTATTATGCACAAGGAATTGAAGATGCTTGTTGTGATGAAAATCTAAATTCTGAAAATACTTTTTCTGATTATTATAAGAAAGGCTATAAAAAAGGCTTAGAGATAAAAGAAAAGATGCTGATAAAAGGAATACCATATGGTTAAATTAATGGTCAAAGAAGCGTCTGATGAAGTTGTATATCTAAGAAAGTTATTACAAAAGCACAAAAGCGATATTGCAAAAGATAATCTATCAAAAGAAGAAAACCAAAAAGCAGTAGAGAACTTTGTCAGAATAACCAATATAATCTATGCAAAATTAGAATTTGTTAAAAAAATATAAAAAAACTCTTTTTAGGGGTTGACTTATGTATCTACAAATATTATATTAATAAAATAACGATCAACAAAAACTGGAGAACTAAATGACTAAATATACTAAAGATCAACTAGAACTTAAATCTTACATCGAAAAGCTAAATAAAAAACACATGGATAAGGTTAGAGCTAATACAGACCCTAACATCATGTATTGTACTGTTCCAGAGGTTGTACCATTTTCTGAGCTAGATAAATTTGCTGAGAATGGCATTGTATCAGTCCTTGATTATAAAAAAGATCAATGTGTTATGTACATTTCTGAATTTGGTAAATCTGCTACTGGGTCTAGAGTAAGAATTGATCCTAATGAGCATACATTAGAAGAACTAGAGGAAATGGAAAAATATTGGATAGAGCAGTCCAATATAGCTCAAGAAGAAGAGTACAACAGAAAAGCTCAAAATGTTTCTAACTTAGCAAAAAGAATTAAAGAAACTTGTAAGCTAGGTGCAAAAGACTACAGAACTGCTATCAAGTGGATACTAGAAGCAGATGAGCTTGAAGAGGACAAATCGTATCAAGGTGACCAATTATGTTGGGAATTTGACATACCTTTTAAACATAAAAAATTATTTCAACTAGCGAGGGTAGCATAATGTTAGATACTAAATTACAAGATGCGTTACAAGACGTATCATTTAAAATCGATGTGAGGGATATTCAAGGTATCCCTTCACACATGGGAAGAAAAATTGTACGCCTAGATAATTTAGGTGCTCAAGATGGTGATCCTCTAGCGATAGTAGGGTCACGATATAAGCCAATTCATCATGTAGATGCTTTTGGTGGTGCTCTAGAAGCTATGAAAAGTGGTGGCTTAGACTTCTCAAATAACGAAATAACTGTAAACACTTACGAAAATGGTGCTATGGCTAAGATGGAATTATTACTTCCAGCACATCATGTACAAGTAGGTGATCACGATTTGTATCTTAAATTTGTAGCTAGAAATAGTTACAACGCCAAATGGAAGTTTCAATCTTTCTTTGGATGGATGAATGAAGTTTGTTTTAATACTTTGGTAAGTGGTCAGAAGATTGCCTATACTGCCAATAGACACACTACACATTTCAACGTAGATGCATCTAACAAGAAGATACAAAATGCAGTTACTGCTATCACAGACGAAACAGAGAGCTTTAAGAAGTGGTGGGATACTAAAGTAGAAGATGAGCAAGTTATTGACTTATTCAAAACTACTATAGCTAAAAGCCAAGCCAATGATATCAAGATTGCTAGTGGTCAATCTGACACTAATAAAAAGCAATTATATCATTTGATGGGTTTATATGACGCTGAAGTAGCACAAATACATGGAAGGGGTGATTATGGCAGAAATGGTGCTAAAGGCTCTCTATGGTGTGCATATCAGTCTGCAACTGCATGGTCTACCCATCTTGGAGATGTAAAGTCTAATAGCACTAATAATCATATTGTTCAGCAACGTAGACAAAACGATGTAAGAAGTATGATCAATAGTAAGAAATGGAAAGAGCTAGAGGTAGCATAATATTAGGGAGCTTTATGCTCCCTTTTAATTTTAGGAGGTACTTATGGAAGATTTATATGATTTTAAAAATACTGTATTGACTAGTGAGGTTGAGCTTTCTGATATAGACAAAGAGATATTTAAGAACTTTGACTTTACATTTGATGGCAAGACTGAATTTACTATTCCACATTTCTCAAAAGTAGAAGAGGATTTTTCTATTGGCGTTATATATGGATCAAGTGGTAGTGGTAAGTCATCTATACTGAAACAGTATGGGAATGAAGAAGAGCTAGTGTGGGATAATAACAAAAGTATAGCGTCACACTTTGATTCTGTAGAGGATGCCATAGAAAGACTTGGTGCAGTTGGATTGAATACAGTTCCTACTTGGGCAAAGCCTAGAAAGGTTTTATCTAATGGAGAAGGCTTTAGATGCGATTTAGCTAGACGTTTAGGTAGTAACATTGTCATAGATGAGTTTACGTCTGTGGTAAACAGAGATGTAGCTAAATCTTGTTCACTATCTTTGTATAAGTATGTCAAACGCAAAAACCTTAAAAACATTGTATTGGCAACTTGCCACGATGACATATTAGAATGGCTGCAGCCAGATTGGGTCTTTAACACTGATGCAAAGAAGTTTGCGTCAAGGGGGTTAGTTCGGCAACCCATTGAAGTTAGAATTATCAAAGGGAGCAGAAAATATTGGGAGTTATTTAAAAAGCATCACTATCTAACAGAAGAACTGCCTGCGTCTGCACAATGTTATTTGGCAGTTTGGGGTAATAGAATTATTGGATTTGCGTCTAGTATGTCACTTCCTGGATGGACACCACCTCTTTATGAAGGAGACAAAAGACTTAAATGGCGTGAAGCTAGGACTGTAGTTCTTCCTGACTTTCAAGGACTTGGCATAGGTACTAGGATATCTGACGCAGTTGGTGATATTATGCTAGAGCAAAAGGTAAGATATTATTCTAAAACTTCACATATAAGAATGGGTGAGTACAGAGAAAAGTCACCACTATGGAGAGCTACTGTAAGTAATCTCAAAGACAGAAGCAGTGACACACATGACCATAAGAAACGCCTTATACCTTTAGCAAGAGATAGGATATGCTATTCACATGAATACATTGGTGAAAACAATAAATCTTACGATCCTAAGTATAATCGCCCAGATGATAATCAAATAAGTTTGTTCTAATGCAATACGAATATCATCTAGATCAAAGTAAATTTCTATCTACAAAATTTGTAAAGCCAAAAATAAATATTAAAATTATTAATGGTGATAGAAAACTTTGGTCTATATTTAAAAGGCATCATTATCTAAGTGAAGAATTACCATTAGCTACAAGATGTTTCTATGCTTTATGGGGTAATAATATTATAGGATTTAGTGCTACAATAAGTTTTCCAGGAAAAACACCACCTTTGTATGAAGGTGATATTAGAAAAAAATGGAGAGAATGCAGAACAGTTTTAATCCCAGACTTTCAAGGATTAGGTGTAGGCACTCGATTTTCAGATGCCATAGCTGATTTACATATAGAGCAAGGTTATAGATACTTTAGCAAAACCTCACATATGAGAATGGGTTTGTATAGGGAAAAATCTCCACTATGGAAGGCTACGTCAGCCAATTTACTTGATAGAAGTAAAAGCACCAATGGTAAAGGTTATATAAATCATCACACTATAGAAAGAGATAGATTGTGTTATTCTCACGAATATATTGGAAAAGATAAAAAGTCTTACAATCCTATCTACAACGCTGAAGAAAATAATCAGATAAGTATATTTTAATTTTTTGCTATACTTCTAAGGCTTTCCATCACTTGATCTATGTTTGGCTCCGTTCCATTAGGATTGAGCTTACATTTATATTTTCTGGGGCATCCAATTGATATATCTGTAAACTCCATCTCATATGTTTTTTGTGCACCTATGTAAATACAAGCCATTTTATCCTTAAAAACTTTTTGTTTCATAAGTCTGCAAGTAGTCATTATTGGTAGTATAATTTTACCTTGATGTATCTTTTGTTGTCTAGTGTAGTCTTTTGGGGTGTATTGATATGTGTCTGCATACGCTTTTATTGCCATTACTATACCTATGACGATCACTGCAACTGCACAGAATATTATGCCCATTGTCTGTAATGTATCTATAATTTCTTTTTGTTGTTGTCTCTTTTCTATTTTGCGTAGTCTAACTGCTTCTTTTGCTTCATTAATTTTATTAGCTCTTTCAGCAATAATCTCATCCCAGGCAGTCGGTCCAAAGCGGAGATTAATTATATTTTTTAGCTCTGTACGTTTTTCCTCAAGTAACTTTCTATCTATAAAATCAGACGCAGTTGATTCTATACCAAACTGCTCTTTTATACCTACAGTTCCAGACTTTTTGTTCATTTGAGCTTCACCTTCAAAGAAGCCATCAATTTGTTTTGCAATACCTTTTATATCGGATACTGTATTTATATTTGATTTTATGAACTCAACGGACTTCTGGACTAGTGCTATTCCTGTAAGGATTTCAGCAACAACCATAACATTATCCTACAACACTTTATCTGACACTGGAGACAAATCTATTAAGTTCATATTCCTAATTTTTTCTTTTGTCTCTGGTTTCAATTCTTGTGCAAATTGAACAATTTCACTAGGAGTTTGTGGCTCTTGTAAAACTCCAGATTTCATGTTACTAGCTTCTGCACTTCCAACTAATGTAGGTACAAGTGCATTTACATAAGATAAGGCAACTTCAGTCATGCTCTCATCGCCACTAAATATTTCCATAAGTCTACCTAAGTGAAAGTTTACGTCTGCAGGGTTTTTAGCCATTTTAGGTGCGGCATCTACAAGCCATCTTATAAAATCTGGATTAGTAACTGCTTTGGATGCCAAATATGGAGGTATTAAACCTGATGCCATTGTTGTCGCACCATATGCAATGTCACCACCAAGCATCATTTGTCCACCTGGTATAAAAGGTGCAAAAGCAAGAATGTTGGATATAGCATCACCAGTTCTTGAAAAGTTTGTATATTGATCTGCACTTTGAAAGTTTTCCATAAGATCAATAATTGTATCTAAGTCCTTACGATATTGACTACCTTGTTTACCAAACAATGCATCTTTAGATGTTTTTGATAAATTTGAAAAGTTAGTTAAAAATGAATTTGTAGAAAATTTGTCTAGCATTTCCTCTGCAGAACCATCATCAATTGATCCAGGTTTTCTATAACCAAGTCTATTCAGCATAGATGCTTGTACATATTTTCTTTCTTCTGAAGGTAAGTTTCTTAAAACTCTATTGAGTTGCTCACCACTTTCTTTAGTGCCACTTACTAAAAAATCAAATGCCTTTTTATCTGTATCCATTTTTAAAATTTTATTTATTACTGGCTCAATATCTAATGCCATTCTGTTTTTAGTATAAGCATCTGCAATTTTTATGGCTTTTTGTGCTTCTGCACCACCTTTGTCTTTAACAATTTCGTTTAAATCATCTGATAGAGCTTTATATATTAGACTTATATATTGAGCTTGTGGTTTTGTAGTACCAACTAGACCACCTGGACCAGTTGCATCTGTAGTAAGTCTTATTGCAGTTCTAAGCTCTCTACCTATTTTTAAATCCATAATGCCATCATTTTCTAACAATTCATCTATTTGTTTTAGTGCAGGATTTATAAAAGGTGCAAAGGCTTTAGGGTTTGATTCTATTTTTTTCTGCAACTCTGCTCTAAGTTTTATGACTTCATTTAATCTTCCACTTGCTCCATCTGGAACTAAATCAAAAGCCTTATCGTAAAGTTCTTTTTGATCTGCTCTAAATTTTAATTTTGCTTTATCTATCCCACCCCTAATCTTACCACCAATTTGTTCTCCTGATATACCACTATCTTGTGAATATTTTTTAGAAATATTTTCTGTGGCTTCCACTAAAGACCTTTTAAATACATCAAAGTTTTCTGCAAATTGATTTTTTGCAGTTGGGAATTGCTCTATTCTTTTTTCTATAAATTGTAATAATGGCGATCCTGATGCAACTCCTGCAGTTGGAACTTTTATACCTAGCTCTTGTGCATCAAGCACCATCTTCTTTCCAACTTCTCTTCGTTCTGCACCTGATCCAAGTACCTTACGAATTAAATTACCACCCTTTTCACTGACTTGACCCATAAAGTTTTGAAATAATTTTCCACCAACCATTTCACCCATAATATTTTCAGCAGAATCTAAAGTTGTTTCAACTACACCACCTCTACTTATAGTCTCTGGTATCATGGCATCCATTGCAATATCATAACCCTTAGAAGCCAACTCTGAACCTAAAGCCGCAGCCGCTGGAATAGTTATAGCTTCTTCTGGAGTAAACATTTGCGGTCCAGCTTGTCCACCAACTGTTGCAATTGTTGCACCAATCATGCCACCACCAGTCTGAACTATTTCTCTACCAAACTCCATAACATCTGCTGCAGTTATTCCAGAATTAAATAAACCACCATCTGTCTCATCAAACAATGTTAATAATTTAGTATCTGGATCCGTATATACATAATTACCATCACCAAGCATAGTTCCATCTGTTGATTCTGCATCTGGATAAAACTGTTTTAAGGCTTTTAATTTATCTTCTGGTTTGTTAAATGAAGCTACAATAGCTCTTACGTTTATTGGTGCACCAGTGGTTCTGTCTATTGCTATTTCAGCCATTTATTTACTCTTCGTTACTAGAGGTTGAAACAATCCACTACCAGGTTCAGTTTCTATATACATAATACTACCTTGTTTTTTCAGCAATCTACCCATAACCTTACCACCATCTTTCATGGTATTATCTTTTATTTGCATAGGTAATTTTGATTTTACAAAGTTTTCATCTTCGTTTGCTCCACCCTTTTGTCTACCTTGATTTATGCCATCAATAGAACCTTTAAAGTATTGCAGTAAAGCATCAATTTTATTTCTAGCTTGTACTTCATTGTCAAAAGTATTAGGCAAATATAATTTTAAATAATTAACCAACTCTGCTGGTGGAACTGCAGCTCCTGATCTTTCTCTTAAAATAATCTCAATAGCTCTCTGCATTGACTGTATAGTTGTTCGTGCATTATTTGCTATGTCTGAACCAGTCAAACTTCCAATTAAACCTAAACTCCAAGTTGGTGCAATATTCATAGTGCCAACTAATTTTTGGTTGTATTTACCATCTGGAAATATAAGACTAAGTGCATTATTAAGGTCTTTTAATCCACTTTTCGCATTTGTTAAAGATTTAACCTCTGTAGTGCCTAACTTAGAATCTTTTGTACTAAGTATCGTAAATTTAGTGCCACCTATATTTAATGTTTCAAACTTCTTGCCCTTATCCTTACCCTCACCATCTTGTTCTGATCCACTTGGAGTTATAAATGTATCTGAAGTACCTAAACCTGCTAATTTTTTAAGTTTATCTACCTTTTCTGTGCCAAATTCTTTTTCTAAAATGTCATACATATTTACACCTTGTTGCAATGTCATAACAGTTTTATTTGGGTCTTTTGGATCAGGTATAGGCACTAATTTTGTGTCTCTAAGCTCTGTAATGTCAGAAATTAGCTTTGTTGTAAGTCCAGATGGTAAACTTTCTCCTTCATTTAAATTAAAAAATAATTGTGCATTTTTAACGATGCCATCTCTTAATCTTTCATAGGTATTAGGTTTTGGAGGACTTACTTCTTTAAATGCAGTTAGATTACCACGAGGTACTTTATTAAATTCAGTTGGCGTAAGGTCTATAATATCACCTTCTTTATAGGCTTCACCAGTGCTTGGATTAGTTGTTGGCAATGTAATTACTTTGCTGACCTCTGCTACATTTAATATTTTATATTTATCTGGTTTACTTGGTTTTACATTTTTAAGTTTAAGTTCTGCAAGTTTTTTAGCATCCTCTGCAGATTTTAGTTGCATACCAAGTGTAAGAGCTCCAGACTTCTTAGCTTGTTCTAGTTTTTCATCTTTGTCTTTATCGCTTTGTACTTTGTTTAGATAATCTTGTGCTACACTTGCTCCAGCTATATTAGCCGCACCTAGTGCAGTTTGACCAGGAACTGACGCAGACGCACCCATTTGTGTAAAGAACTTTAATGCGGCTCTACCCATGTTTAAATTTCTTTCTTTTTGAGTAGGTTCTTTTGTTGTGCCATAAACAGCATCTAAAATACCTGACGCTTGTTTCACAAATGGTGCAAGTGCTCCAAGATTTGGATTAAGTTGGGATATACCACCAGAAACGCCAATTTCATTTTGTTTTTTTATAAAAGCATCAGTGTCTTTTGTATCTACACTTGTTGTGCTTCTCATCTTCATTATATCTTCTAGAGTAGGTACTTTGTTACCTTTCACAAGTGCATCTGCTAATTCAGGATAATCACCTATAGTGTGACCATATGAATAACTTGCTATATCTCCTGGTTTGGTTTGATGTGGCATCTATCTTCTTCCTAAATAGTAGGCACTAGCTAATGATCCTAGACCACCTATAGTTTGACCATAAATACTTGGTGATTGAGCATATTGCATTCCTTGCTCTAGACCTATAGTTCTAGTTTCATATGGCACACCTTGAAGTGCACCTAACGCAAAGTTAAGTTGTTGTTGTGGATACTGTCTTTGTTCAAGGTAATCACCATAGGCTAAGTCTAAAGCTCTTTGATCTAGCTCTCTTTGTATACCCCCAGCAGTCAGCAGTCCTGATGCGGCTTGTTCTTGTAAGCCTTGTGCTAGTGGTGCAAAACCTTGTAGTGCCTCAGTTGCTCTTAATCTTCCAGCCTCTTGTGTTTCATAGGCTTGTCTTTGTGATTGTTCTGCCGCAAGTCTTGCCGCTCTTTCTTGATCAAATCTTTGTGAAGCAAACTCCAATCCTCTTGCTCCAGCTTGTGCCCTTAGATCACCAGCCAGTCTTGATCCTTCTGTAATAGTTTCTGCTTCTCTTAATCCTTGTCTTGATCCACCGAATGCTCCCATTCTTGCTGCTTCTGCACTATCTGTTATTAAGTTTCTTGCAGTTTGCCTTTCTATTTCTGCAATAGCTGGGTCTACGCTTCTTTGATAAGCATCCATAAATGGTTGTGCTTGTGCAGTTGAAAAACTATCACCTAATAAATCTTGTCTTGTAGCACTATCAAACCCTTGACCTAAACCACTTGCCATATCAGAGGCATCATCTAGAAAACCTTGAAACGTATCTGTGCCTCTAGATAGTAGTTGTTGCCCTTCTTGCTCTTGTGCAGTCAACCTATTGGCATCGTCACCATATGTAGCAATTCTGGGTCCAGTAAATGTTGGAAAGTCTTGTGCGGCAATTTCTGCACTCTGATCATACAGTTGTCTACCCGCTGCGGAAACCCATTCTGGTATGTCTGTTCCAGTTAATACACTCTTTGGATCAGGTAGAGGCTCTGTTGAAACTGTGCACATACTGCCCATGTTATTTCTCCATATAAGTTGATCCTATTTTTACTAGTCCTAATCTTTCGTAAAACTTATCTTTACGATCAAGATCGCCAGAAAAAACATGACCTAATCTAACTTTTAGTTTAGCTTCTTTTGCGATTTTTATAAAGTCAATACATAAATTTTTTGCGATTGATGATTTTCTATGTTCTGGGAATACATAAAACCAAGCATCAGACATATACATTTCGTCAGACCACCAATCATTTACTGCCATCCCAGCTATTGATCCAACTACTCTGTTATTTTCTATTGCCACTAACACTAACCCTTTGTGCATCAAATCATTAATTTTATTTACTAACTTTTGAGTATGTATCTTAGGTACTTCTACTTCAGTTTCTTTATGCATCTCATTTAACATAAAAATAATAGCAGAAATGTCTAAAACATTTGCTCGTCTTATCATTACATATTGCCTAATGCACCCATATCTTTAGGCATATCATCCATCATTTGATCTTCTGGCATAGCATCGCCTACACCACTTTGCTCAACTGTCTCTATAATTTGTTGTAACTCTGGTAATAATTTAATTAAAACCCCAGCAACGTCAGGTGTAATTGCTTTATCTAACATTTGCAATTCTTCTGGTGACATTTCCATAAGTCTTGACATAAGAACAGTACCTACTGCTTTTGATGGTTGCAAAATCTTTTGTCCAGCCTCTTGCATACCCATCTGCATTTGACTTTCCATAGGTGGTTGATCACCCATCATTCCCATTTCTTCAGCCATAATTAAATCTCCTTTTTTCTGTACAATATTGACCAATCTGTTTCTTTGCAAAATGTACCTACAGTCCAACAGATAGGCTCTAGGATTTTTCTATATAGCTTACCTAAATAATCTGGCTTGTCTCTTTCACCATATATATAAGCTATTTCGTTTGCTCTGTGCCCAGCGATATGTGCCCACAAACCAACAAATCTACCTTTTCTCATTTGCTTCACCATCCATACTGCCCATACATGATACCCAGCAACATGGGTTGGTGTTAAGTAATCTCTTGTAAATTTATAATCTAATATAACTTGTTTACGATCCATAATACCTTGTCTCATAAGTTCATTACATATAACTCTACCTACAAAACCACCAACTACGCCACCTATTATAGTTGCAAAGGGTGCTAGTGGCGTTGCAGTCAATAAAGCAGTTGTAGCATATTGTATTATTCCAGCGTCTGCGGCTGATACTGCGGCGTCATCTACGTCTTGCCCTGCGGCTACTCTTCCAACAAAGTTTACTCCTGCTCCAATACCACTTGCGTATAAATTGCTTTGACCAGCATCTGTCATTGGGTTAAATGCATCTGCCATACTAGTCTCTGTTGGCACAGTTGTAACTGGTTTTAATGCCTGTGCACTATCTTGAGTTGCATCAAACCCTTCTGGAAAACCAGTAGCCTCATCACCAAAATTAACATTTCTTGCTTTACCAAAATCATTTGTAGGCACATAATCACCAGACGTTCCTATTGGCAATAAAGTACCAGTTTCTAACCCTCTTTCAAATTGTGCAAGGTTTCCAGTCGCTTCAGCAACTTGCCTATTTGCTAATTCTGGAACAAAATTGTCTGTTAACCCTGAAGCCTGCAAAATATTTTTGGAACTATCTGGTAAATTTGCAAAAGAAGTACTTCTAGCCAATTCTAGTGGAGTTGATTGACCAGTTCTCATAAGTCCACTAAATCCTTTTTCTAAAGTGCCTTGTCCAACTGCATATGGGTTTGTTAGTCCTCTACCAATGTTTGCACCTAGTGTTTGACCTATTTGTCCAGCAGACCCTTCTAAGGCTCTCTGTGCCATAATCTCTTGTGGGGTCATAAAACCTGGAGGTAATTGCTCAAATTTTTTATATTTTTCAAGCATATCTTCGTCAAAAGCATCTCCTGGAGTGTAGCTTCTTTGTCCAGTTTGTATCTTCTTTGCCCATTCAAATACTGGAAATGCTTGTGTTCCATACAATCTTTGTATGTCTTGATTACTCATAGTTGGTGTTTGAGACTGTGTTTGATATACATTATAAACAATGGGATCAACTCCTTGATTTTCTTTTTCATCAAGGTTTAATAAGGGTAGTCCAGTTAATGCACCTATTTCTGCCATCATCTTCTCCTATGTAATCTCTAAGTAACTCGCTACAACATGAAGCCTATTAGCACTTGCGGCAGTTACCTTTAAAATTTCACTTTCCATTATAATTAATGGCTGACTTAATAATTCTTTTGTGCTCAATGCACCAACCTCTTCATTCTTATATACACTAAAAACGGCAGCAGCACTATCTGTAATTGTAACTGTTATTGTATCTGCACTACCACTATCATTGGATACCAACAAAGACTTGATAATAGCTTGAGTTGCTGATGGTGCAGTGTATAATGTAGTTACATCTGTGTTTGCTAAATCTACCTTACTATTTTTGTAATTATTAGCCATTAAACCAACTCTTAGCTTCTGCGTTTTCTTCTGCTTGTTTTGTAGTCGTTGATGTACTTAACTCGTTTGTACGTTGTTGTAATTCAAGCGTAGATATTAATTGTCTTGCCCATCTGACGTAGTTTTCCATAGTTGTAGGGGATGGTAATCTAATCATCTCATGCCATCTTTTCTTGCATTCACTCTAAAATCACCTAACAACCATTCATCTTCTGTACCAGAGCTAAAAAATCTTACTGCCATTTGTCTGCCTTTAGCTCTAGTGCTTATCTTTTCAGTTGTTGCAGTTACAGTAAAAGCACCCTTAGTTATCTCTGTGGCAGTTGGGTATTTTCTAGTTTTTATTTGTAAAAATAAATTTGTATTTGCACCCATAGTTGCATCTGGAATAATTTTATCTACCATAAATTGGTTCTCTCCAGTTGTATCTAATTCAACATCTCCAGTTTCAATGTGTGCTGACATTGCTGATCCATTGTCACTTGTTCCAGTTTCGTGATTGTACAATCTACCATCTGAATCAAATGCAAAAGGTACATTCCTAAAACCTCCAGCATCATGCCAAACATTTCTGCTCAATGATCCTATTGACCAAGCTCCATCTTGGTAATTATAAGTTACATAACTATCTGGCTCAGGGTTTGCAGTTCCCAATGAATTATCTGTACTTACATAAAACCATGATATTTCATTAAATTTTTTATTATGTGCGGCATAAGTTTTATCAATATATGCTGGTTGCAATCTATCAAATACAAAGTATTGCACAGAACATGGAAGCTCTTTCACAATGCCATCATAAACAAAGAAGTTGCTTTTACCTATCCAATATACATCACCATCTACGTTAGCCGCTCCATGTATAGCAACGCCACCACAATTTACTGCTAATAATCTAAATGAAAATGTAAAAGGCGGCCCGACAAATGTCATACCATATGCGGCTTCATCTGTTTGTATAAAGGTTTCATCTTTAGTTGGTAACATTGTAATTATCTTTGTGCCTACTTCTAGACGTTGATCACCCGCAGTGTTTGTAGATGTTGGTGTAAATTTTGTAAAATCTTCTTGATCTGAAAATCTAACAAGCATTGGATCAATTACGCTTGATCCTAAAGGTGTAGCACCTCCAGCTATTAAATGTCTATCTGGAAACGATACAGTAACACATCTAACTTTTGTAGGCACACCACTTGCTCCAGTTTCTGCTGAAACTAGTTCTGCTCTTGTAGTCTCACCTTCTGACGTATCAAAATAATATATTTGACCATTTCTATTGTTTGCTATTAAATCTTCACCCCATAGACTTAAAGACCATTGAGTTGCTTCTAATGATACAGTAATTGACGTACCATCTCTTGGAGTACCCCAAGTTCCTTCACCCCAAGTTCCAACACCCCAACCAAGTGCTGGATCAGAACTTTGAGCACCTATATTTTCTGCACTACCTATCAAATATGCTATGTCGATAGTTGTGCCACCTCCAGTTGCATTGCCAGTTGCCGCACTTCCAGCTACAAATGTATATGAGTTATCATCTACTTTTGTTATTTGATACCCTTGTAGTCTATTTAATGTATCAGCAGTTATCCCACCAGTCGCAGTCGCACTATTAATTACAATAAAATCGCCAGTCGATGCACCATGACTATTATCTGTGACTGTGACTAATGTGTTTCCACTAGTAACTACTAATGGGTTAGATAAATTTGCTGTTGTTTTTCTTAAAGGTGTTATATCATAAAACAAATTATCTTTAAGTATATACAAATGATTATGTGTGCCAATTGCTATTCTATCTGCACCATCGCTATTAGCTCTCCACGCTAGTATCCTTTTAACTTTTCCTGTCACTGCTTCTATTGATGTGTCACCATTAAATTGATAAGTTTCTTGTTGCCATCCACCTATTTTAGTTGGGTAGCCATTCCTAAATCTAACTAAATTACCATCTGTATAAAACGGCCCGTTCTTTCCAGACGCATACTCTGTAATATCTTTTACAATTCCTGGTTTAAATTTTAATGGCACTAATGGCATTAAGCTACATTCCTCATTCTCTCACAAAGTCTTTCTGCTCTGTTTGGTACTTGCCTTGCCCATTTACTATCTTCCATTTGTATTGCGGCTTCAATCCAATTCGCATCCATCACGGCTTCATACATCTTACGAAATTTGGTCAATCTTGGGCGACCCAGATTAAACATCATATTTGCAATTATTCTCTGTGCATCTTCTGGAAGATCATCAAAAAATTCGTAAAGTTTTCTACATTCGTCTATAGTTACATCTAAGTCTTTTGCAAAAAGCTCATCAACTCTTTCTACAGAAACTGGATCACCTACCTCTAATTCATTTTCTGGGTCTGTAGCTCTGCACAAATGACCCACGCCGCAAGTCTTATATCCAAGATGATCATTATAAATTTCGTAAATTACTCCCTCATCTGCTTTTATTTCTTCTTTTAATTTATCTAAATTCATCTATCTACCTTGTCTTTTTTTTACACATTCTACATGACGATAATAAAAATAATTACCAATTTTATTAAAAAATTTTGATAATTTCAAATAATTCCACATCATTTTTTCATATTCTCTCTAGCTATACCTTTTGTTTTTTCAAAACTTCTCATACCGCCAAGTCCTAATAATGAAAGCGTTAAGGTCATAAGTTCGCCAGTATTAAGTTCTGGAAGCAAAACCTCTGGAGCCCAGACACTTGTTGCCCATTCTGCAATAGGCATAATAAAAAATTGTGTAAACAAACCTAATGCACATATCCACATAATCGCTGGTCGTGCTCCAGCTACAAATAAACTAGGGTGTTTGGCTTGTTCTACGTTAGCTTGTATTTGCCCTTTAGCTAGTTCCTGGGCGTGGCGTTCTGCAAGTGTAGCCAAATCATGTGACAACTTATTTTTAACATCTTTGTCCTCAATGAATTTGCCAAGAAGATTAGAAACAGGACCTATTAATGCAGTTAACATTATTTTTCACCTTTTTTTGCCATTTGATTAAATCCTATAAAACTACCTATAACACCCATATTACTTAACACCCATATTTCTGCAATACCTGATAAATGGTCTATTCTTTCCATAGGGAGTAATGGTGTCATTAATACAACTATAAACAAAGTTACAGATAAAGCACTGAACCAAACTAAATATCTTTGCTGATCTTCTTTTTTGTCTCTGTTTTCTAAAAGAATAAGTTTTTCTCGCATTTCAAATTCTTTATCGGAAACTATCCCATCACCATTTTTATCAAGTGTTGCAAATTTTGAGTTTTTTTCTAATTTTTTTGTCATTGTAATATCTCATTCAAACCAAAAACTTCTAATAACATAAAAGTAAAAAACAACATTAAAATACCACCAGCTATAAGTTTACCACTAAAGTTTGTTGAGCCTATTTTTATAGCTACAAATTCATTGCCAAGTATTCTAAGGGAAAGTTCAAAAGAATTGTTACTTAAATCTAAATTGATTATTTTCTTTTTTTCTTCAGTCATCAATAAACCTTTACTTTTTTTGGGTCTACTTTTGGTATTAGTTTGCATATACAGTCATAAACTTGTTCTTCGTTATTTTTCATATATGTTTGGTTACTTAATTTTTTTTCATACATTAAACAATCATTTACATTCCTAAAATATATTGCTCCTTCTGCAACAAAACCATTTAATGTACAGTACAACATGAAAGCAGTCATACATTACCTAACCAACAAACCTATAAGCATAACAATAGCAGTACCAGATGTGCCAATCATAATATGCTCCATTCTTTTTATTCTAAGTATAGTTTCTTTCCATCTTTCATCACTGACTGCTAAATGCTTTTCAAGTTTTACATGAACATCTTGTAGTGTTGGTTTAGCCATTTTCATACCTCATCAGGAAAATCATAAATAGGTGCTTTGCCAGTAGGTTGATTATCGCTATCTACTGGAGTATCAAACAATGCTATGAAAGCAGCTAAATCTGAACAATCAGTAATCTTTTTTTCTATTGTTGCTGTTGCTGTCCTCACTGCTGATCTATATGTACTTATGTCAGATGGTATTGCAGTTGATGATTCTGCTTTTCTAGTAACATACCAATCTGTGTCTACAAGTTTATTGTTACCAGTTGCTTTAGTTTTTGCTATCCATCTTGTTTTAAGACCTGAATCTACTTTTTGTTTGCCAGTCAAAGGATCGATAACAGCTTTGCCATCTGCATCAACTACATTCACATCATCAAGTTTCTTTGCAACATCCTTTGCCCAGTAAAATCTATTGTCGTAAGTTTCTTCAACTGGGTCATCTTCCCAAACAAGTCCAGCAGACTTTTTTTCTGCATCTGTGAGGTTATTCCATTGACGAGGATATTTAGTGTTATTGTCACTAATCCATGATCTCCCTGTCTGTATGGTTCTACCATTGTGTTTCCAAGCCATTATTTTCTCCTATTCTGCATTTGCATATTTAAAAGGTTGTTCGGCAAATGCTATGTAAACAAATGTGTCCTCTTGATTAAATTCATCTGCATTATCTCTAAGTTTAATGCCATTACTTAAAAAATCAACAGACATAGTATTGCCACTTATGTCAGTTGTTCCATTTCCTCTTTCACCCTCTTTAGCAGTTTTATTAGCATAAAGAGGATTTGAAATATCACCATCAGTCATGCGATTTATGGTTTTTCTCACATTGTCGTAAATTACCCAAGAGGTAAAAGTACTTGTGTCACTTGCACATTTTATCATAATCCATGCAGGTTTAAAGCCTAGATGCACAAAAGTACCATCATCAGCAACATTTCCAGTATAACTGCCAAACTTTGAGTAGCCTTCTACCTCTGCAAAACAATAAGCTATATATGTTTTTCCAGTTTCATTGTATTGGTATCTAGGTGGAGTAAATAAATTTGTTGTGAAACCAGTATCAGTTCTATGCCACCCTGCATTATTTGAAGCATTAGTTAGTTGTAAAAATAACTGATAATTTAAATATGTTGTGTCAGGTTGATAACCTTGATGCCATACATTCCAATGAGGATAAGAACCTCCATCTAAATCTTTAACAATAACAAAGGTTGGCTTTACACCTAAACCATGAGCAATCGTTGGTGGTGTTCCACTTTCCCCTACATCTGATGAAATATCAGAAGTAAATTTGACTATGCTAAATGCAGCAGTTGTATTAACACTTATGGCAGTTGCATCTATTGTTCCCTGTGTTGGTGTAAAAGCAACTCCATCTTTAATAAAGTTACCACTTACATCTCCAATATCTCCTCCTGCTTTCCAATTCCAAGCCACATACGTTCCATTATTTGCATTGACTTGACCTGAACCTGCATTTGTTCCTTTTAATCTAAAACCATCTGCCAAAAATGCTGTAACACCTGCATCACTTTCTGTGTCTTCAGTACCAGTACCATCAGTTTGTAAATGTTTTAGCGGACCTCGTACACTATCTCGTACATTATGTGAAGCATCTGCATCTCGTCTTTTTATCCAAAGCCAATCTGGCTGAAACCCTACACCTGATATATCTTGTGTCGCAGATGAACTAGAACCATTGCCTGTATAAAGAACTGTACTCATATAGTCGGTTGCTTGTGAAGTGGAATTAGGACCGATTGTTGGTTCAGGTAGGTTAAATGTGCAAGGAGCTAAGAAACCACTAGGTACTGCATAATAAAAATCACCAATACCATTCGCATCAGAGTTGCCTTGTGCAGTTTTTGCTCCTGCAAAAGAGCTATCTGTACCCCAATTGTACATTACTACTCTTGTTGCACCTGTTCCACCAGATTGAACACCACCTGCTTTCCAACCACCTTCTGATGAAGGTAAGTCTAAAGCCGTTATGTAACTATTATTTACTCCAAATTGTATTGTTTGATTATCTAAATCTAATTTAAATTGTATAATACTGCCTGCAGCTATTGCACCACCAGTTCCAGTTGCTGCAACTCCTTCTTTGTATGTGTTACCATTATCAAGATATAAATTAATTCCACCTCCTGTGTTTAGGGTAAGCGTAGTAGAAAATGTATTTGGTAATCTTTGATGACCTTTTGCCAAAGTTACTGCTAAATAATTATTTCCTGTAGTAGAAACATATAGAGCTTCCCAGTAATATTTACCAGTTTGTGTAGCATTAAAAGTAAAATTTGAATTTACATTAGCATTTATAAAAGTAAATTTTGTAGCACCTTCTGAGAGAGTTCCCGGAGCATTGTGTACTACAAGTTCATTTGGACTAAGTGTAGGAAAGTTATTTTCTGGACAGTCCAGTTTTGCACAGTCATTTGCTGCTATACCACCAGATGTAAAATGATTATTATTGCCACTTGTATCTGCACCTATTGTGCTTGATGAAGCAGTACCTACACCTGTGTTTTTAAACTGCAATCTAAAACCATTTGTACCATAAGTAACATTAGGCTCTTTTGGAATCCATATACCATTTTTAAATTCACCAAAATTAGATGCTGCATATTGTGTTCCATCAACAAAATTAAATTCTGCTAAGTATCCCTCCAGATATCTTGTGGTGGTATCTATATTTCTTCCAATCCAATGTGGTGTTGCCTGATTTACATTGTATTCCCAATTTTGAGGAACTGCAGCATGATGCTGATTCATACTTGTGTAATCAAGTTGTACACCATTTACATAATATTTCACTCTGTTTGCTTCTGTTGCATCTGTAGTATCAAATGCAGCAACTACATGATACCAAGCTGATGGATCATTAAAACCTGTATTTGATTCTAAACTATAATCAACAGTGCTACCAGAATCATAGTCATAATAAGTTAATTCATTTAAAGTATCAGTTGCTGCTCCTTGACCTTGACTACTGAAATTTAATGCAAACACACCACCACCATCTGGCTCATCTGCATAGAATATAGCATTGTTTTGGTCATTAGCTTCAGAATGGAAAACTTGTGATGTTTTATACCAAAAGCTAATAGTGAATGTTCTTCTGTTACTTCCACTTGATGGAGTTCTATACAAGTATGCACCACTAGCTTTATCAAATCTCAATGATGTTGTAACAACACCCTTATAAATACCTGAAGGTGTTTCACCTGCACCATTTGCTTTTATCACACTCATACCAAGTTCCTATGTAAGTATCGCTGAAGCTGAAACTAATATTGTATCATTACCACTTGCTGCACTACAATAATATGATAAATGGTATGTGCCACTTGCACTAATTGTACTTAAAACATCTGCATTTATTGCTACATCAGCATGAGCAGTAATTGTATGATTACTACCATTAACAAATTTTATGTTTCCAGATTGACCTGCTGCTGCATTTGTGAATGTTATTGCTAAATTACCACCACTTGTACAAATAAAATCATTTCCTACTGCTAAATCAAAACTACCATCATTGTCTGTAGTAACATGACCTGATGCCCTACCAGCAACTGTAATATCATTATTAATTGCAAGAGAAACATTATCCTCTACAGTCATAACTGCTGTGCCATCAAACTGTTGAAATATAATATCTTTTGCATCTGTAGCTGGTTTTATAACTGCATCACTTGAACTATTTGAAATAGTAAGTAAATTTACAGTATCATTTTGAAATTTAAAATCATCACCATCTGCATTTAATATTATATCACCTGCTACATCTAAAGTCAGATCACCAGACGATAAAGCTATAGTTGTGCCATCAATATTAAAATTATCAATATCTATCCCAGCATCAGCAGTAATTTTTCCAGTAGCTCCCATTGTACCAACAACTGCAATATTAGTTGCAGTCAGTTCAATAGTGTCTGTTGCTGCAATATCTAAAACTGTAGCACTTGCACCTTGAATAAACTGACTAGCATCATTAAAACAAAGTTTATTTGTACTGTTTAAGGTAAGTCCAGTTCCATCAGTATGAGTTAAAGTTGTATCTGCATCAGCACCAAACGATACTACTGCACTATCACTTGTAAAACTTAAATCATCTTGTACTTTAAGATCAACTACACTTAACGATGCAAAAGCATCTACAACTGCTGCACCACTTCCAGCACCATCTAAATATAACACTTTACAATCGCCTGGTGGTATTGTTACATTTGCACCTGATCCTTGACTTATAATTATATTCTGTGATCCACTTGTTCCATTTTCTATAATATGGACTCTTTTTATTGTGTTGGGTGCAATAGTAATGGTACAAGCACTGTCTAGTGTTCCAGTATATTTAACGTACATAGACCTAACTGGGTCTGTTGCACCATCAGCTACTGTGCTTGTGTGCGTATCTGCATTTGTTGTTATAGCTTCTGTGTCAAACCCTAGTGCTTCTGCTATTAATTCAAGGTTAGTATTAGTGGTTGTACCCCAAGTACCACTACCATCACCAGTCGCTAATTCATTTAATCTGAGGTCATTTACATAGGTACTAGCCATTTATTAAACTCCTAATCTATTCTAATTATTCCACTTGTTCCTGCCGTTGGTAGAACTATCTGAAATGTACCACCAGCGACTGTGAAGTCACCACCAAAAGCCAAAACTGCTATTGCTTTATCACCATTAGTATCATTGTATATTAAAGCACCATTTGCAGTAAAAGTTGCACTTGTCCATGTTGGATCAGCAAAATCAAAACAAACAGATGTGCCATGCGTTGTAATTGCCTTACTACCTAATGTTTCACCACCAGCAGTATATCCAGTGCCACTTATTTCATTACTTGTTGAGTAGGCAGTCGTGCCTGCACCTAAACTTGCTGAACTTGTAAATAATGCTATTTTTATTGTGTCAGCGATTAAATCATGTTGTTCATCTAAAATTTCTGATTTAAAAGATGTACACATTGCTTGTGATATTGACATATTAACTCCTTATATTCCTGCGTTATATTCTGCTGTGTAGTTTCTTCCCATCTCTTGTTGAAACAATGCAATAGCCTCATCAAATTGAGCCTTGTACAATTGTAGCGTTTCTGGAGCTTTTAGGAAAGAGGAAACTTCGTATAGTGCTGCAGCCAGTAGCACATTCTCTGCATTGTCACCTATCCAAGTTGTCGTATTGCTGGAGGATAATCCAGTGACTGGAGCAATAAAATCAACTTGGAAGGCTAACGTAGCACTAGGGGTAGGTGCTAGTGTTATTATAGTGCCACTTGTTGTAGCATTTTTAGTGCTATACATAGTTGGCGTAGATGTTGTGCTTGTTATAGGATGAAAATCCCTTAGATAACTATCTATCCTATGATCTAAAAAAGATATATTACTGCTACTATCTGTTACAGATACTTGTCTAATCATTCTAGCGTTTGGTATTGTATATTCAAAAGTACCTATAACAAAGTTTCCAGTCGCTACTTGTCGAAAGCAAGGTAAACTAGGTAACCTCTGAAATATCATTTCTTCTGCTTGTGCGATTATATCATTAATAGAATTAGATAGCTCTGTACTATCATCTTCCATAAAATTTTGTATATTAGAAACTAAACTTGCATAATTCATTATCCATCACCCCATGTTCCATCACCCCATGCCTCATTACCCCAACCACCTATATTGATTGATTCTGTGCCTACTGCACCAGTTCCAGCAACGCCAGTTGCAACTGGATTAGCAACTAATGTTGAACTTCCTATACCACTTGTACCAGCAACTCCTGTTTCAGTTATACTTAATGCAACTCCAACACTACCTACTGGCGTATTAGCAGTCCAACCCATCGCACTATGATTAGTACAGTAATAATAAAGTGTAGGAGCATCACTTGCTACTACTATTTCTGTGTATGCACCACTTGATCCTGGAGTTCCATTAGTTGTTACGCCAGTTGTGTATTCACTTCCACTAGCATGAGTGCCATTTGCAGTTGTAGAAAATCTAAGTGGGTGACCTGAGTTTGAGCTATCTGACTGATCAAATCTATATGTATTACCTTCTATTAAATCAACCTCAACATCAGCAGTAGCAGTTGATCCACCTATTGCGAATTTATTAGTTGAGCCTACATTGTAGTATGGGTGATTAGAAGGATTGCCAGACACTACTGTAATTGTTATGGTATTAACTTTATAATTAACTACACCAACTGCACCACTACCAATAGCTTCTTCTTCTGCTATTTGTGAGTTTATAACAAAAGTGCCTAGAGCTAAAGTGCCTGCTAAGCCAGTTACATCAGCACCAAAATTAAAATTAAAACCAGTTAAACTTTCTGCAACACCTTTTGCTTTTATGCCTATGCCTTTTTGTGATTTTTCAATTTTACTTGCAAATATATCTTGGGTAAAACCTAGATTTAATTTTACATTTTCTTCTGCATTGTCTGGTCGTGGTTGAAATAATGCAGTTGCATCAACAACATTTTTGGCTGGGGTTAGTTGTGGATGCTTGGGATCAAACTCTTCTCGTTCGACTCTAAGATTATCATAGGTGGTTTTTAAGTCTGTATAGTTGACCTTGAAGCCACTTATGTCGCTTATTGCCTTTGATTTTTTGCCACTTGCGTATCTTGCCATTAGATTATATTCAATGCAGTTGGTTGTACTCTTAGACTTACACCATCATTATCACTTGATGCCGCAAAACTAAATGCTCTTTCATACATTTCATTCAACATTTGAAATTTTTCTGGTGCATACTTCATGGCTAGTTTTGACGATAGCCCAGCACATATAGTATCACTCCATCTATAAGGTATATCTGTGTCTTGACTAGATGCAGTTATATCTTCTTGTTGGTTCATTGCCCAATAATTTAAAGATAATGTAGATACATTTGGAACAGACCATAAATAGATTACTGGAGTATACTGCCTATCTATCATATATTGACTAGGTTTTCCAGCGTTTGTTTTGTTTGGTATTTGATTATATTCTTCTATGGTAATTCTATTTATTATTTGATCTGTGTCTGATGTACTATCTCTAACAACTACATCTAATAAATCTATAGTTCCAACTGGCAAAGTATAATTAGTAGTGCCACTAACCAATGTCAAAGTGTTTTGTGTCACAGTCCAATAATTTATGCCACGATTTGCAAACTCAGAAAATAATAAATTTAAACTTCTTCTTGCAGACCTAGCATGATCACCAGTTCTTGTTTGAGGATCAATACCACACCTCTCAAAAGATTCTGCTATAACTTCCTCAACATTAGGTCTAAATGTTACTGTTCCAGATGTTGCCATTTTATATCCTTATGTGAAAAAGAATGTCATCATATCTGCGTGATCAAGTGTGTATGATACACTCATACCACTACCAAACAATATACCCTCTGCTGGAATAGTTCTATCTACTGTAGTGTTTGCAGTTCCTATAGTTCTAGCAGTAAACAAAGTTGTGCCACTTTCTGGAGTACCATTTACAAATGATATAGTTCCAGCAGTGCTACCTGACACTATTGACATACCTTTAAGCCTTATTCTTGCTCCACCACCAATAGCTTGAGCACACAAAGTTCCAGACCCAACCTTTATGTTAGCCGCAAATTTTGCAGAACTTACAACAGACGTTACAGTTAAAAATAATTTTGTTCCAGCCACTGCTTCAGCAGACCCAGTTGATGTGATGACCTCTGTTAAAGCATTACCAAAAACATCTGTTCCAGTGATTGTGTTTGTTTTTGCGTTATCGCCAGTTCCTGTTGTGGTTACAATTACATTTCTAGCCGCACCCCCAGCAAACGTAGTATTCGCCATAGTGGCAGAAGTATCAGGTCTTGCCGCAGTTACTAGTCTATCATCATCACTAGCATTTTCATCGCTTACAGTTAAAGCACTTACATCGGTTGCATAAGCCATATAATTCTCCTTATAAAAGTGGGGGAACTTAATCCCCCATTATATTTTATTCAAATATTGTTCTACTCATGCATTGATAATGTACATCTACTGCTTCAGCCGCTGCCGCTCCAGCCTCAATACCAATGTAAGGTATTAAATCAACATCGTCAGTCATAGCACCAGACTTGGTTGTACCACTTGTTACAGCAGTACCTCCAGTTGATCCAGATGTGGATGTAATATTATACTGTATGCCATCTACAAAAATAGATAACTTTCTATCTGCATCTATTTCAATTTTAAAATGATAAATAGTATTAGCCGCAACTGTTATAGGTAAAACACTGATAAAGTCTGTGCCACCAATACTGTGAATGAAATGCCATTTAGTAAAATCAGTAAAACTTTCAGAGTTTGTGGCATCTGTTTGAAACTTAAAAAATGCTTGGTTTGCGTCAGTTGCAACAAGTTGATCATTAGTAAGTTTAAGTCCTGCCCATAACTTTTGGTTGTCTATTGCGTTTGTATTTATAGAACATTCCCAAACTGTTTGGTTTTCTGTTCCCCACTTAGTGCCAGTCCACGCAGTCTGATTACTATCTAAATGTGGACATACAATTGCTTGATCTTGGTCTGCTCCAGCAGTCGTTAATGTTATACCCGCTGCGGTTGCATTCCTTGTAGATAATGCACTTGTCATATTAGTGCCTAGTACCTCAAAGTTTTTATTCGCTAAAACATGAAGTGCTAGTGCTGAAGCATCGTCTGCGTCAGGATCAATAATATTTACTGCATTTAATTTAGGTAGTTGTGTAAACCACTCTTCTAAATAATATCTACGAGTATCATGTGCTGCATTACCATGTAGAGTTCTATCAGCGATTAAGCCACTAGTTGAATCTTTGCTTATTAATTTAAGACTGTCTTGCGATCTAACTGGACCGCTAAAAGTTGTAGTACCCATATCATTCTCCTTGTTCTGGGTTAGTTTGCAAAATTGCAATCAAGGTTTATGTTTAGGAGAGGAGTTATCCCCTCTCCCATCTTAATTATTAGGAAGCACCTTCTGTTCCAAAAATGCCACGCCAATCAGTAAAACCAAAAGAATATCTTTCTCTTACTTTATAACGTACATTTCCTGTCTCAAAATCACCTTCCATGCCTTTTTTCATAGGACTTCTTTGGAACATTTTAAGACCATCAGGTACATCTGTTTTAATAAAGAACGCATCACTATCTGTTAAACGCCTCATCACATGATAGCCTTGTGGTAAATATCCACCAGACCTAATTGCGTTAAGATCGTTATCAGCAGTTCCAGTTCTTAATTGACTTTCCAATAATCTCTCAGCTACGAAAGTATACGCAGTAGGAATAATTAACATTGTTCCTTGAGCGGCGATCCTAAGACCACGATCATCTTTCATATCTGCAATGTTTATCAAGATACTTTCTAATGAAGTTTCAGATAAATCTGCTGCAGTTGCCAAAGTATTACTTTGATTGCCATTTTGAGTTGGATGTGCTGTGCTTAATAATGACACTCCATCACCACCAGTTGTACTAGTTGCATTATTCAATACATTAGATGCCTTGATCTCTTTGGTTGTAGCCATTGATCTCGCTAACGCCTTTGTATATCTAGATGCAATAGACCCATAAAGACCATCTTCTTCAGCTTCTTCTGTAACAGAGAAAGCCAAAGCAACTGTTTCATGCTGATATCTTGCAGTAAACTGTTGAGAAGCCGCATCATAACTGACACCAGCACCTTCGTCTTTAGTTGGAGCCGCACCAAAACCAGTTAACAATACATCTTCTTCAAATGCTTTTTGAGATGTGTTGCTTTCAAAAACTGCTTGGTACTCTGGTGGGTAACTATCATATTCTAACCCGAACAAGGTGTTTAAACCAGGCTCAAGCATTTTTGCAAATTGTGCTCTATTCATTGCCATTGTCTAAATCTCCCTATATTCCAGCACTATCTTTGAGCAGATGCTCATTGATAAGTACTTCCATTATTGCATTTGCACCTAAAGCATTATCTGGGCTTTCATATACACCAAGAATTTTGCAAGTGGCAGTGCCATTTGACATTGTTCCTGACATTTCAAATCCAGATTGTCCTGTAGTAGTAGAACCAGCTCCAGCAACAACATCAGCACAATTACCAATGTTAGTCTGAGCAGGTGTTCCTGCAGATTGAACTTTAAACACTGTATATGGATCATCATAAACATATGCAACTATATTTGTTGCAGTTGTTCCTGATGGAAAATACTGTGCATAAACATATGAGCCATCTGAAGCAGTATAAGATACCCCTGCGAAAACTCCTATATTATTAACTTCTGTAGCAGTATGAGGTGTAATAACGCCATCTGCAGTTATGATTACTAAATCACCAGTAAAGATGTTTTCAGATAATCCTGAAGTAATAGTATATTTATTAGCACGAGAGTAACCATTTCCACTTAGGTGACGAATGGGTACAAACCCAAAAGCGGCGTCTACATTTGCCATTTTTATCTCCTAGTTAAGATTAATCATCCATGACAGACACTTGTCTGCCACCACTAACTGAACTCTTCCTCTCTTGAAAGATTGGTTGTCCAGCTTTCCGTCCTAACGCATCAAGGTCACCTGCAAGAGAATCATTTTGCTCTTGTGCTTTACCACCATAGTAAGACTTCATTTGTCTATGTTTTTCTATAGGCATCTCACAAAGCAACATTCCTTCAATTCCAATACAACCTTCCCACTGCCCATGATTAATCGTCGGGAACAACGTACTTTTCACAGAACTAGCAGGGCGAGTTTCCCACCCTTCACGCATACGTTTGTATACATTATCAGGTGTGTCCTTCCCCTGAATCGAGGTAGCTACCCATCGTTGAACATATCCTGGACGGGGGTCAGGTGCATCCAACAACGCTGGTGGTGTCCATGTAGATTGAGGTCTACTCTCATCATCACGAACACTCTCTCTTATTTCATTTGCTCTAACATTTCTCTTCTCAGTCATAACTAGCTCCTTTGACTTTTTTGTATTTCAGACGCATATTTTTTAAGACTTGCCTCATCATTTATTCCAAGTTCTCTAGCCATCCTAAGTTGGTCTTGTGTCATTCGCACTCGATTACCTTTGTAAGATGAGCCACCTGTAGATGGTGTTACTACTTTACTACTTTTTGCTCGTGGTTTACTTTCAGTAACTTCACCATTCGATATTAACTCAGGGAACATTCTTTGTAAACGACTATTTAAATTGTTATAATATTCGTCTGAGTTCTTATCAAATCCTTCTAGATCAAGTTGTACGTCTATAGCTCTTGCTGCAGCCGTTTCTCTCTCATAACCTTTACCATTAAACCATTGATTACTTTCCCACCAAGACATTGCTTTTTGTGGTGTAGGATTTGTAGCTACTTGTTGTGCTCTACCTACTGTTGGCGATACTGCTTGGTTTTGTTGCATTTGTCTTTGCATCTCACCAACTCTAATAGCCGCTCTCATATCAGCTAATTGTTCTGAAAAGTTTACTTGTGCTTCAGTATCCCCTTCTTCAACTGCCTTTGTGAGTGCTTGTCTTGTAAGATTGTATCTTTGGTCAAATTCTTTTTGTTGTATATTTTGTGCTTGGGTTTGTGTGCCTTTTTCAAGTCTTTCAAGTCTTTTTGCTAATTGACTATTAAGTTCTTGTTGTCTTTTTGTCTCAATCTCAGCATCACGCCTTTGTTCAACTAGTTTTTTAATTCTAGTTTGGACTTTTGCTCCATATTTATCTTCTTCTTCTTTTTCTTCTTCTTTTTCTTCTTGTTGAGCTTCTACTTTAGGTTCTTCTTCTGCAATTTCGATTTCAAAATTATCTCCACTAGATTTTTTCTTAGTTTCTTGAATTTCTTTTTCGATTTCTTCTATTACTGGGTTTGTTTCTTCTTGCATGGTTGCGTTCTCCAAGTTATTCGCATTTATAGATAAGCAGTGACTTCTACCCCATCTGGCAAGATAGATGTTATCTCGTCATCATTAAGTAAAAGAAACCTTACGCCATTTACTACTAGTTTTTGTCCTGCATATTTACCATAAGTAACTTTGTTACCTACTCTTGGCTTGTTAGATATCTTCCAACTATCTCCAGTGCCTCTTTCTCTATATGCAAGTTCACCAATACCAACAACCTCACCATGAGCAGTCAAGTACGCCTCATTCTCTTTGGCTTTTGTAGGCAGTAATATGCCACCCTTAGTTTGTTGTTTGATTTGATTTGGTTGTATTAGTATTTTCCAACCCATAGGTATAGGCAGTTGATGTTGCCCTATTGTAGATTTAGTTTCTTCGTCTGTATATAATTTAGCGACTTCATGTGGATGAGGCATGACTATTCATCTCCTTCGTCTAGCTTGTTTAATGTTTCGTCAATTATAATACAAGCATCTTCCAATCCTTGTGCTACACCAACGTCTTTTTGATATGAATGAAAATCAGTCTCTCGACCTTCAATCATCTTTTCGGCTATTGCCGTTTTCTTCTCCCTCAGATTTTTCTTTATCATTTTTAGGAGTTCTATCGTGTTCATTTAAATTACTTTCTCCTGACATAGATACGCCAGTTACATTAATTTTAACGTCTTTACTTTTTTCCATTTTTCTTCTTAGCCATTTTTTTCTTTTTAGTCTTTGTAGTTTTCTTTTTAGCCATAGCATTTTTACCATAATACATTTTTTTTCTCCCTTTCTTTATTAAAGATGAAAATTGAGCTCTATTCATAAAAATATAATAACTACTAAATACTAAAACACAAATATTTATTTTTTTGTATCTACAATAGGCTCTGCCATAGCACTTTCACTATAAACATATCCTCTAGATTGTTTTATAACTTTGCCATATTCGAGTTCATTGACTGCTTTTGGGCAATCTTCAAAAAATAATTCATCCTCAGATGGCTCTGTAGGGGTGTTAAGTATCTCTTTGCATACTTTACTAAGCTCATAATTAGGCATTTGTATGCCTCTGCACTCATAACAAGTTTTATAACTAGTGCGTTTTCTATGACTAGGGCGTAATAGTTTTTGACATTCTATACAATAATCAAATTTATTTTTCCCATTGATAAAAGACATGATCTGCTATTGTCCTTATCTTTCGTTTTTTATTAACCCAATAAGGCTTTACATAAACAGCATGATAATGTGTGGCATCTTTTACTACATCTATATTATCAAAAAACCCTTCATGCATACGCCTAGCTAACATTAACGAATAATTCCATGATTGCAAATCTTTTGGTTTATCTGACTTACCATCACACCACCAACTAAATTGGCATTTATTTTTTATAGGAAAATTGTTGGAATAATAACCCTGATAAACAACTCCACAAATAGTATTTGGAAATCTA